CAGGCGGCGTTCGCGCTCGGCTTTGAGGGCGGCGAGTTCGGCGGCTAGTGCATCACGCGCGGCAGAAATGCGCTTGTTTCGCTCTCTTTCGAACGGCCTAGGATGATATGTGTTTCGGTCTGAATTTTCAGGCCATCACGCTCGCGACAAACGCGCCCGATCGTCTCGTCCTTGCTTTCCAGCGCAGCCTCCAGTCGATCGATGACAACCTTGTTGCCCGCCACCACCGCCTCATGCTCCCGCACTGTCATAAATCCAAAAAATGCCATGTCCGTTCTCCCGTTAGGCCGCGCGGGCCGTGCGCCGTTCCAAAACGGCAATGTGACGCTCGATTATCTCCCTCGCCTCGGAGGCAACGAAATGCTTGTTGCGGAGCATGGTGTAGAGTTCCCGGTGTTCAGCCGGGCACCATGTCAGCAATTCGGCCTGCTCTTTGGCGCGGCCTTGGAGGGCCGTCATTTCCCGCCCAACTCAGCCTTGCGAACGCCCGCATGAACGTGCAGTTCGTCGCCGTCTTCCTCGCTCAATTCCGCGACCATGGATTCCAGCTTGGCGTTCACGTCGATGACGGTCTGGCAGCGGTCGATGACGGCCATCGCTTGGTCCAAGGTTAGCGCTTCGCCGCGATCGGTATCATCCGGGCCTTCCGCCCATCCGCCGGTCTGGGCGTCCAGCGCGCGAGCCGCTTCCTCATCGTCCAGCACTTCGCCGGTCTGCGCGTCATGGGTGATGCGAACCTGCTGGCGCGTCGGCGGCGCAACTTCGCGGGCCAGATCGCCGCCGTCCTGCTGGACGCTACCGACAACGCCTGCCTCGTCCTCGACATAGATGCCAGAAAAGCCGAAGGCGACGCGGCCACCCTGGATCAGCGCGCGATGGCGCAACATGCGCTTGGGCGTCTTCTGCCATGCCGGGCCAGCGCCCTTGCACTCGTCCATATATTCCGTGACCTTAATAGGCCGGGTCCGGTCGCGGCGGTAGATCACGCTTTCGATCGCGTAGAGCTTACCATCTTCGTCAACGATGTCGTTGAACTCGATCCCGTCGAACTGGGGATGCTCGTTGATGATCCTGATCCAGCCATCGACGCTGACAACCGGGATGATGCCGCCGCCCTTTGCCGGAAAAGCGAAGATTTCCTTGAGCAATGGGTTGAGGCCATAGGCGTTGGACACGATAACCAGCGCGACAAACTCGTCATTGCTGGCCCCTTTGAACACTGTAGTCTTGAGCGTGGTGGTGAGTGCGCCGGGGCTGACGTTGAGCTTGCCTGCAAGGGCTTCCAGCGCTGATGGGCGGGCCTTGGCCTGTTCGATCTTCGCGACGTTGTTGGCGATTTGCTGATCCTGCGCGGCGATGGCGCGGGTGCGGGCGGTCTGCTGGGTCATGGTTAGGATTCCTCACAATCTTGGTCGATGTGGTCGAAAATGGAGTAGACGGCAGCGCCACAAGTCGGGCAGCGCGCGTCTTTCGGGAGCGGGGTGAAATGCTCTGCCGTCTGGTTAAATTCTCGGCCATTTTTCTCGCCGCCATAGAAGCGATACTGAGCGCGGTTGTTGTCCATAAAGTCGGTGTGAACGACCTCCACGATGGCATCGCCGGTCAGATAATGGGTGCCGCGCTCTCCGGGGTAGCGCCCGTAACTGCGCCCCATCACCGGATGGCCGTGCCGGTTTCGGAATAGATCCGGCAGCCCTTCAATTCGCGGGTTCCGCTGCGGACCTGCGCGGCGATCACCTTGTCCAGCGCCTCGACAACCTTGGCGTGCTTGAGTATGGAATCGGGCAACTGGCGGACGCTCAGGATTTCATGCTTCCATGTTGTGACGCGGGCGACCTTCGCGCCCATGTCGCCCCGTATCGTGACGCGCTCCGGTTCTGGCGCGGCGGGCTGATAAGCAACCTCGACCTCGACCACCGGGGCGGCGACCTCGACCGTTTCGGCTTCCACCACTACAGCAGCAGCTTCGCGCTTTTCAGCCGCCGCACGCTCGTCCTCGATCGCCTGCAAACGCAGCCGTTCCTTGCGTGCCGCCTCGTCTGCGATGGCCTGGAGCCGCAAGCGCTCCTGACGGGCCTGTTCGTCGGCAATGGCCTGTAGGCGGCGGCGTTCGGCCTCAGCTTCCTCGCGGGCCTTGCGTTCTTCGGCTTCGCGCTTGAGACGTGCCTGCCGTTCGATTTCCGCCTGCTCGACATCGAAGCGCTGCACCTTGGCGCGCGCTTCCGTCTCCACATCCTTGAGCGGCGCGGTGCTGGCGTCGGCGCGGCCCTTGAGCGCGCGCTGGGCGTTCAGCAGCGGGCGGTTCAGCTTTTCGCGCTCAGCTTCCACCGCCTTGCCAGCCGCCACCATCTGCTTGATCAGGTCGGCATAGCGCCCGGCGATTTCAGGGCTGGTGATGTTCGGCGCGCGGCCAGCGCTGGCAATCAGTTCTTCAATGCGTGCGGTCAAGCCTTCGGCGGCGAGCGCTTCGGCCAGGTCGATGACGATCTGCTCGTCAATGGGTGGGCGGTTATGGCCCATCCCCGCTATCACCGCGCCGATGTTTGCATTGCGCTCTGCATCGGCTTGATATTTGTCAGCAAGTTTTTGGATAATAGCCATGACGGTTCTTTCTTAGAATGGGGTTGGTGCCGTAAGCGGGTTAATCCGCTTCATTGGGTTGGCTTGCGGGCTGTCCGGGGCGTTGGTTTTCGCCCATTCATGCACCGTGTAGAGATCGTGATATTCGGCTTCATCGACCGGATCGGCGGCACATTTCGGCCAGACGCGATCCAGATTGATCAAGCCGCCGTTGACCTGGGCCTGCCACCGATGCGACCGGTCCAGTTCCTCGCCCGTGACGGGATCATTGGGCGCGCCGTGCCAGATGCGAACGCCACAGAGCGCGCCGCCCGACCGCAACCGCATCCGGTAATATCCAGCAATCGGCGTGTCAGGATCGAAGCCGATGGCCTGCACGTCTGAGCGGTGCGAATAGTCGAGACGTTCGCGCGCCATCTCAATAACCTCCTGGATTAGGACAAAAAATCAGCGCGATCGTCCCGACAAAAATGATTGCCACCGCGACCTGGAACATCTGCCAGACGGTAAGCTGCTCGCAGATGACGGACGGTTCGGGCGGTTCGTGGGGTGGGGTGCGGAGGGTCTGCGCCATCACACCTCCCCCGTCGCGGCGGCGATGGCTTTGCGGGCAGCGCGCAATTCGGCTATAGTAACCCCCACGAGGACAATAAGATCGTCAGGTAAATCATCGCTGTTGCTTGGATCGCCCATCGGGATTAAGTCCCGCAAAGCCTCCAGCATGTCAGGCGCGGCGGCTTCCAAGGGCGGCTTAACAGCAGCCTTGTTGCGCTCGGCCAGCATGGCGTCGGCGTAGCGATAGGCAGCGGCGGCAGCTTTATCGGGGTGCATTGGCGAATTGGGAGCAAGCTGTGACATCCCGTGGCTCAAAGGGCGGTCGGCAATGCTGGTCAAAGCCTGCCCTGCGAACCAGTCGCGCAAGGTCATGCCGTAGCCATCACTCGGACGGCCATCATCTGGCGCTGGGAAAGCATTTGGGTTTTCAGGACTGCTCACGCCACAGCCCTCCCCATCTTCGCAGCGATCCGGCTGGCGTCGATCAGCGCGTCAAGCATCTGATCCACGCTGATCTCGCAGGCCTCGATCCTCGCAAACAGCCCGCCCAATTGCTCGGCAGCCTTGAACGTCGTTTCATGCAGCGCATCGAGAGCGGCGACACGGCGGTCATCGCGGTCGTATGCGGTCCACTGATCCGCCGACATCGTGAAAACCGTGGTGTGCAGCAGCTTGCGCGGCGGGTCGTTCAAGCAGCTCGCGAAGATCACGCGCGCTTGGGTGGTTTCGTGCCAGGGGGTCATGATTGCACCACGCGGTAGGCGATGATGTCGCGGGCATTGCCAAAGACCGGAGAAACCTCGTGAGCCCACCAATCATCGCCTACCGCCCAAAAGCGGGCTTCGGTTGGCGGCGATATTATATTGTCGCCCCGAACTTTGATCTCGACCAGCGCGTCTCCATCAACCGGACACTCACCGCCCGCCCACTCGATCCATTCGCCGGGGGTCATGATGCTGCACCGGTGACGCGGGCGAGCGCTTCTTCAGCAATCTTGCGAGCGCGATTAGCCCCGGCCCAGATGTTGTCCGATTCCTTGTATACCGGAACAGTCTTGACTGCCTCCATCGCGTCAACGAGCGCGGCGATCGTGTCCATTGCCTCACCCATAAGGGCAACGGCGCGGCCACTTTCATAACGCAGCACATTAGATGTGTCCGGGTCAGACTTAGCTGCATCGAATAGTGCCTGCCGAACATCGGCCAGCAGCAAATTGATAGGAACGGGCTTACTCTCAGCCATCACACATCTCCTGCAATCAAACGTCATCCTCGGCGCGCTGGGTGGCGCGCTCCGGTGATGTTAGAAGTCGCTGAAAAGCATGGTCGCGATCATGAGTAGGACACCCACAAGCATCAGGCCGGTAAGGGCAAAAATGCCGACACTGGCATAGTCACCCAAAGCCCATTCGACATTGCGAACAGAGCCGGTGCAGATGTTTATGATGCTGTCATATCCCCAGTGATTTTTGGTCACCAAGCATTGCGCGATATTTGCGTTGACCGTCTGTTCCACGTTCTCATCTCCATCGTCCGTCGAGCGACTGGCGCTCTGTGGTGGTGGGGATGGTTGTATCAGCTACAACTTACGATGCAAGCCATTTGTTGTATAATCTACAACTTTATTTGCCGCTGGAACAACGGCGCGCGAATCACAGCCTCGCAAGGCGCGAAGTTATCGAGCGCGGGCGATGTAGGACAACGAAAAAGCCCGCCGGGTTAGGGCGGGCCTGTCAGCGCGAAAATCAAAAGCGCGGTACGATTAGATTGACTGCGATTCCTTGGTCGCAGCCAGATCCTCCGACACAATCTCAAACGCGGATTGCAGCGCCTTAATCTCCTGTTGGAGTTCGGCCACCTCTTTTCGAAGTGCCGCATTTTCCGCCTGTAGCCGCGCGTATTTACCGGGCGTCATATCATCGCTCATTTCACTTACCCTTCTGTCCCGGTCCTGATCAACGTTTTGGCCACTTCCGCAATCTGTCGCCGCTCACCCGGCTTGGCCTGGTCCCAGATCGACCACATGCCTTCGGGGTCAGAAGGGTCACGCATAAGGAGGCTAGGCGGGTCAGTGTTCAACGCCTCAGCGATGCGTTCGAGCATTTCCTGATTGTATGGCAGCAATCCGCGCTCGACCTTGCTCAGGTTGCCTTTATCCATCGGGACGCGCGATGCCAGGGCGTCCAGAGACAGCCCCTCTTTCTCCCGCCACTGACGAATGAACGTCAGTCGGAAGCGCGGTTGTGCTTTAGGGAGTGCGCCACGGGCCATGCTCCATTTTCGCTGTTTTGCCGACAACGGAAAAGCCGCGATTTTACAACACCCGCTTGACGCCCGCTGTTGTATCACATACAACCCCTTCCATGGCACCAAACGAGAAACTCAAGGCTTGGATCGCGCGCGAGAATATCTCGAACGCCGAAGCCGCCCGCCGCGCCGGTTATGACCGGGGACACTTTCATCGGATCATCAAGGGCTGCGCGAAGCCGTCGCTTGAGCTGGCTGGGCAGATCGACGCCATGACTGGGGGCGCGGTGCCGATGACTGATTGGGTCGGGTTTGAGCCGCAGCAGGTGGCGGCATGATCACGATATATGGGCTGCGCAAAGCAGGCGCGGAGGAAATTCGGTATATCGGGCGCAGCGCAAAGCCGCTTGATTTGCGTCTGGACCGGCATCTTTACAACGCAAAGCGGGGCTATCCTCGCTCCATTTCTCAATGGATCAAGCGGGCAAAGAGCGTTGAGATTGTCCCGCTCGCGCAATGTCATGAGCAATGCGCGGCAGCGGTCGAGCGCGCGATGGTCGAGCAATACTGGTCGGACGGTCACCGCCTGACGAACTCCCATCTAGTGCCTCGCGCCCGCGCGCCCAAGCAGGGGCAGGCAGCATGAACCGCCTTCGCCAAGCACTGCGCCGCTGGCTGGGCGTTCGCGAAATCGTCGTGGATTGCCGGTCGCCTAGCGCCCCGCCACGGACCGATGCCTGCGAACCTGCTCTTCAACCTGCCGCCAAAAGCCCTCTTCGTGATGGAGGATATTTTGAATAGTCGGATGGAGGCCGGGGTTCGGCCCTTTTTCAGCCAAGCGCTCGTAAATTCCCTCAAGGGATTCGAGACTTTCTTCGGCGATGCGCTGGCAAGTGCCGACCGGATCAGGTCCGCTATTTGCCAGAAAGTTTGCCCACAGGCTTGCGGTGACGTGCGTGAGCATAAGCACTTGCGCCGCGATATCGGTGTCCTCGTCCATAGCCATTCCTTTCGTGGTCGTTTCGCACCCACCACGATGGCTGAACTGTCCGCTGCTGGCAACGGTGGCGGACAGGGAAGCGCCGCCCGCGCCCCGAAAGGAGCCGTGGCATGAGCGCGCATGTCTGGAAAGCTGGGGATTTGGCGCGGTGCAACAATGACGATGCCTGTCCGGTCTATCCATCGGCGTCGGCGCGGGTGAAGGGTGCGATTTATCGCGTCTTGGAAGTGCGCGCTATCACCAGCTTGGCTGGTAATCCGTGTGTTGGTTTGAAACTGGACCGCCACAATCCCGTCCATCCGATTACCGGCGAAGAAGGCTATAGCAACGCGGTCTGCTTCCGCCCAATCCTCCCCGCCGAACCCGCTTTCACCGATGCCATGCGCTCGCTGAAACCGCGTGTGGACGCCTAAATGACCATCACCCGCGCCCCAACCCGCACGATCGCCGACCTGAGCGACGATGAGCGCCGGGTGATCCGCGAGCGCCACACAGGCTGGGAGAGCGCCTCCGCAGGGCTGCTCGCTCATGTGTTTCGCGTGCCGGTGCAGGCGATTGTTGCTGTCCTGCGCGCACCCTCCCCCGCGCCACCGCTGGCCGCGATCTCTGAGCCGGTGGGTGGTGGTGATTTTGTTCATGTCAATTCTGCTAACGCAAAGGTCATCTAAGATCATGGCATCCGATAAGACGATTATCGAACAAACGCTGGATCGCCAGCGCCGCATGTTCCGCATCGCACAAGACCCAACGCGCTATGGCCTGACCATAAAGCTGATCGCGAGCGATTCTGGCCTTGGTTATGACAGTGTGCGCAATTACGCGGCGGGCGATACCCAAATGCCTTTCGCCGCGTTCGTCGCGCTGGTCGGCGTCATCCCCAATGAGCTGCTGTCGCTGCTGCTGCCTGAGGGTCATCAGGTGGTCCGGGTGCCGGATGGCATCGACCATGACGAACTCGAAGAAGCGGCCCGCGACTTCCTGGCAGCCAAGGGCAAGGCGCATCATCCCGATAGCCCAGCCGGGCGCGAACTGTCCGCCTGTGAGGTCGCTAGTTTGTCGGAGCGGGCTGTTAAGATTGCGGCGGTGGCGGCGTGACAGAGCCTTTTCGCCCTCTCCTGCGCTGGCATGGTGGCAAATGGCTGCTGGCCCCATGGATCATCAGCGAAATGCCAAAGCACCGCGTTTACGTCGAGCCATTCGGCGGCGCGGGTTCGGTGCTTATCCGCAAGTCGCGCTGCTATGCCGAAGTCTGGAACGATCTGGACGGCCATGTGGTCAATCTTTTTCAGGTGTTGCGATCCGAACGCGCCGATGAATTGGTCCAGTCATTGCGCCTGACCCCTTTCGCCTCCGAAGAGTTTTTCGGCGCATATGAGCCGACCGATGACCCGCTAGAGCGTGCGCGCCGCTTGGTCATTCGGTCGTTCATGGGCTTTGGCTCAAACGGCCACAACAAGGCCACCGGCTTCCGGTCAAACTCCAATCGCTCCGGCACCACGCCCGCGCATGACTGGATCAATTATCCCGATAGCTTGGTTGCGGTCATCAAACGCTTGCAGGGTGTGGTCGTTCTCAATCGCGACGCCTGCGAAGTGATGTGCGGCCATGATGGGCCTGAGACGCTGCATTATGTCGATCCGCCATACATCATGGATACACGGTCTGACGCTGGCAAGGATTACGCGCACGAACTGACCGACGCGGACCACGAAAACCTCCTCGATTTTCTCGACGGCTTGCAGGGCATGGTGATGCTGTCGGGCTATCCGCATGATATTTACGATGATCGCCTTAAACACTGGACGCGCATCACTCGCAAGGCGTTGGCCGATGGTGCCAAGGCGCGAACCGAAGTCCTTTGGCTTAACCCTGCCGCCGCCCAGGCGCGCGCTCAGGGCGACATGTTCGCGGTGGCATCATGACCCTCACCCACCAAGCCGCCGTGGACGAAGCTGCGCGCAAAGCCCGCCTCTCCGCACCCCCGCGCGCCATGCGCTACCGCAACGCCA